CCACCGCCCTTTTAACCGCACCTTGACCGGGGCGCCCGGTTTATACCGTTCGTTGAATAGTGCCGGGCGTTTTTTTTCTTCAGCAGGAGGCAGACAAATGGCAGGAAGACTAAACGGATTAGTGTTGAAAATTAAAGAGGGGGAGCGTTTCCTTCTCGACGTTAACGGGTTGTCTTGTTGGGTCGGCGTGGCAGGAGTAAGCACCGGCGCCGCCCGCCTTGTTGTAGACGCACCCAGGAACGTAATGGTCATTCGAGAAAAAATCATTAAGGAGTTAGAACAATGCAGACAGCTTTAACCGCACGCCCCGAAAAGGCGCTTGAAATTAATGGCTTTGCCGAAGCCGTTAAACTGGCCGAAATAATGGCAGGGGCAAAATTAGTGCCTTATCATTTACAAAAATCACCTTCAGATTGTTTGCTAGTAATTGAGCAAGCCATTCGTTGGGGCATGAGCCCCTTTGCAGTGGCGCAGGCTACTAGCATTGTCAACGGCCATTTAATGTTTGAAGGCAAGCTAGTGGCCGCCGCTATCCAGGGCAGCGGCGTTATTCATGGCAGCTTAAACTACACCTACAAAGGCGAAGGTAATAACCGTGAAATTACAGTTATTGGCACCCTTAAAGGCGAAGAAGAAGCCAGAACAATAACGGCAAAATTTTCAGACGTTCGCACAGACAATAAGCATTGGGACAAAAATCCCGATCAAATGCTTAGTTACATGGGCGCTCGAATTTGGGCCCGCCGTCATGCCCCCGCAGTAATGCTTGGCGTTTATGCCCCCGATGAGTTTGACGACAAGGAAGTTAAAACGCCCAAAATGAAAACGGACGTTTTAGCAACCAACGACGACGGCAGCCGCCTATTGGTCGAAAGGCCCGTTACCGATGAGGCACCGGCGCCCGTAAATGGTGAGGTGATAATACCAACAAAGGGCATGGCAATCACGGCTGAACAACTCAAAGAAATTAATTTTCTCTTGAAGGAACTAGGCTATACCAAGGAAAAAAAAGCCGCATGGGGCGCCGAGGTTAAAGCGCTTTACAACGTGAGCAAGCCCACCGAGTTAAGCCAAGACGACGCCGAGGCCGTCATTGCTAACCTTAATCATGAAATTGATTTACAAGCCGCAGAAAACAATCCCTTTAAAGAACCCGTAACCGTTGCAGGAGGTGCAAAGTAATGAGCATTTTAGATTTATCCCATGGCGCAAAGATATTGGAATTTTGGGCTACTAAAGACGACGCCGGCGACGGCGAACTTGACCCCGTGCTTGATGAACTTCTAGCCGAACTAGAAGGCAAAATTGAGGACAAAGTCGAAGCGTATTGCCGCATTATTCGAGAGCTTGAATTGACGGCCGCCGCCAGGAAGGAAGAAGCCGAACGCATTCGCAAATTGAGCGACCAAGACGGCAGCACCGTTAAAGCCATGAAGGGCCGATTAATGTACTTTTTTGGCCTGCAATCCATCGACAAATTAAAAACACCTAACTTTAATTTGTCGATCTGTAACAACGGCGGCGTGCAGCCGCTAGAGGTTACAGTCCCAGCGGAGCACCTACCCCCCGATTGTCAAAAAATTACCCTTAGCCCAAACCTTGACGTCATACGTGAAAAAATCAAGGGCGGCGAAATTGTTGCAGGCGTTACCGTTTTACCACGTGGCCAACATTTACGCATTAAATAGGAGGTTTAATCATGAAGGCAACTACGACAGCGTCCATAAAATTTATGCGCTTAAAACGCAAACTTGCATTGCCCCACTGGCAGGCCGTTGGCCTGTTAGAAAGCCTTTGGGTTTTTGCCATGGCTAACGCCATGGACGGGGCAATTGGACGCCATAGCAACGAGGACATTGCCGCCGCCCTGGAATGGTCAGGCGACCCCGATCAAATGATTCTTGCCCTGGTCGAAACGGGTTGGCTTGATCGGCACCCCGACGCCCGTCTTGCTATTCACGACTGGGAAGAACATTGTCCGACTTACGTCAAAGGCATAATGTCACGCAAGGGTAAATCGTTTGTTTCCAGTGTGCCACCTAGTACGCCACTTAGTGGGCAACATAGTAGCCAACATAGTACGCCACTAGACCCCACCGAGAAACCTTCTCAGAGTAGCGACCTACCTATTCTTGGCTTACCTATTCAATCCTTACCTATTCTTGGCAAGGCGGGGCAGGCCGTTGTGCCCACCCCCACAGAAAACCCGGCGCATGAGCTTACCCTTGAATGGAACCATTACGTCAAAGGCAGCCGCCCAGGCAACGAAACTTTTCCAAAAATAATAGAAGTTTTTTCCGAGGCGTTGCGTCGTGGCATAACGGCGCCGGCAATCGCCGCCGCAATTGCCGACCCAAAACGTGATCGCACGGAGCCCCTGTTTTTGTTTTCTGATCGAGAGTTACGCCAGCAGCAACGAAGGGGCCCAGCGGCGCCAAAAAGCACCGAGGAACTTTATAACACCATGACAGCCGACCCTAGGGAAAGAGCAGTTTTGGAGGTTGCATTCAATGGGCGAAACTAAACTAACCACTCAGGCAAACGCCGAAGCCGAAAAAGCCGAATGGTTCCGCTGGGCCGACTACCACCGAACTTTATTTGGTTGGCACAACGACGCCGACGGCCGCATGGTTGGAACGTGGATTGGCTTTTTTCGTCGCTACGGCTTTACCGCTGAGGAAATGATGGCAGCGACGGACGGCGTCGCACGTCAGGAAATACCGCCATTTTCTCATGAGAAACATTTAAACGCCTTAGAGCAACATGCGCTAATGTTTCGCAGAGAAAAAATGAAGCGCACCGCCTACCAAGTTGCCGAGGAAAGAGGCGTTTGCACGGACTGTTTAAACAGCGGCTTAATCTCCGTACCATGGTTGCCCGACGTTGTAGACGGTGTATGGTGCAGCAGCCGCACCGCCGCCGTTTGGTGCCGTTGTCCAGATGGCCGAGTTTATGCCGGCGTCAAAGACGGCAGGGACAGGGCCCTAATGGGCTCCACCGAGTATTTTGCACGCAATCCCAAATGGCGAATGCAAGTAAAAGCTAGGGCAGAAACAGCCGTTGAGAAGGCGCTACTTGTTGAAGACATAACCATTCAATTGCAGAGCGCCGCACAGCAGCCCCGCAACGTTTTAGACAATCTTATTTCACGAATGAGCGTTCGTTACGGGTTATTGCCCGGCAACGAGCCCCAAAAGCTTGACCCTGCCAGCGTGGCATGGTCAGAGGGTTCCATAACTAGAGACTGGAAAGAAGGGGATTTAGTATGATTTTTAACGACAGCGATTTTTCACCATCGGCGCCACCATCAAAAAGGGTACCAGTAGAATTGCCACCAGGCACCTATAGCGCAGTAATAAAAACCGAAGAAACCAAATTGACCAAGGCAGGCACCGGCGAATATTTGCAATTAATGCTTGAAGTGGATGAGGGGCCGCAGGCGGGCTTAAGGGTATTTGACCGCCTTAATCTACGCAACCCAAGCGTTAAGGCCATGGCCATAGCGCAAGAAACCTTAATAAAAATATGCGAGGCCGTTAACCTGGACAACCCTAACGACAGCGCCGAGCTTGTCGGGAAAAGGGTGCAGATTGAAACCAGCAACGAAGCGTACCAAGGCAAAACGTACGCCCGCATACGTGCCTATTTACCGCACCCAGCAGGGCAAAAAGATAAGGAAGACGAGTTCATAGAAGATTTGCCTTTTTAATATCCGTGAGGGGCGGAGCGCCAAGCACCACAGCGCTGCTTAACACGGAGACCACGGCACACCGCCCGCCGTGGTCATTTATCTCTAAGGGCCAACAGCATTTAACAGGGGCAGGCATGGACCAGTGGGAACCATTACGGGACGAGGCCCGACGTCGCCGGCTTATGGAACTTTGCTGGAAGCCCGACCCGCAACGCCGAAGGTCATGGACCGACCCCACCGGCGAAACATGGCAAGAGCCCGACGCATTCCGTTGGCTTGCGCAGAATGACGACCCGGTCCATCTGAGGTTTTAATGCCAAAGGTTAAGCCGGTAAAAGACGAATGGCGGATCGAACGCACCGACACACATGTACACCGCTTAATTGTTCCCTACAGCAGAGTAAAAGAAACACGCACCGTTTACGCCATGAGCGACTTGCATTGGGACAGCGCCCATTGTGAGCGTGAAATTCTTAAATCCCATCTTGAAGCCGCCAAAAAAGAAAACGCCATGATTATCATGGCCGGCGACGTGTTCGACTTGATGCAAGGCAAATGGGACCCACGAAGGGACCAAAGCGTCTTACGGCCAGAGCACCGAGGCAATTGCTACCTGGACAGCGTCTTGGAAACATCCGTCGAATGGTTCAAACCGTACGCAAAAAATATTGCGCTTGTTAGTCCTGGCAATCATGAAACCAGCGTGCAGGCACGCAACGACACGGACATAATCCAGCGCTTCGCTGATGGCTTGAGGCCCCACGGTTTTAGGGGAGCCGTTGGCCAATATTGGGGTTGGGTATTGTTTCAAAGCCACATGAACAAAACAGTTTTAAGCCGACGCATTCATTACCACCATGGTTATGGCGGCGGCGGCGAAGTTACCAGAGGCTTAATTGACAACAGCCGCACTAGGGGAATGTATGAAGGCGGAGACGTCTACCTAAGCGGGCATATTCACCGACGAAACGCCGACGAAAATAACCCGATTAGAGTTACCAGCACCGGCAAGCTGGAAATGGCGCAACAGTTTTTTCTTAGGTGTGCAGCGTACAAAAACGAGCACAAAGACGGTTGGCATGTTTCTAAGGGCAGGGCAGCCCGACCAATTGGAGGTTGGGCAATCGATGTTACTTACCAGGTAACAAAGTGGCCTGAGCAAAACAAGTTCTTACACTTATCGACGAGGATGCTATGAGCGATTTTTGGGAAGAAGAACACGAACACGACGACAACGAAACCGACGACGGCGGAAGCGACTGGAAAACAGAAAACGAAATAAACCCGTTTGAAGAATTTATTTTGGATTTTCTAGAAAATATACTTACAAAAAAATTTACCGACCTTGAGGCTATTCGCTTCATAGCCGACGCCGTAATTGAACGAGACTGGTACAGCGAGCAAGCAGAAACCGAAGCAACAACGGCAGTTTTTGCAATGGCATATAGCGCCACACTGGGAGCCCAAATAACTCCACAGGTTGCTAAAAATTTATCAGACGTAATTAAAAGGTGTATTGCTTACGACATTAAAGCGGAAAGCGAGCGCAACTAATGGACAGCAGCAAAATAAACCACCCGCCGCATTACACTGCCGCCCCCATCGAGTGCATTGAAGCCATTGAAGCCGCACTAGGCAAAGAAGCCTTTATCGATTTTTGCCGAGGCCAAGCAATCAAATATCTATGGCGTGCCAGGTTAAAAGACACCTTGCAGGAAAACTTGCTTAAAGCGCAATGGTACATTCACAAGGCACTATTGGAAATAAAACAATGAGCATTGTAAAACGACTTACCGAATATTTTGCCGGCATGCCAGCACGTTCGCCGCAATGGCCGGCAGTACGCAAAGCATGGTTAAAAACAAATTCAACTTGCGCCGCATGCGGCAGCGCCGACAAACTGGAAGTGCATCATATTGAGCCTTACCACCAGCGCCCCGACCTAGAACTGGTAGCGTCCAATTTTATTACTCTTTGCGAAAACGGCGGAAATTGCCATCTATTCGTCGGCCATCTTAAAAACTGGAAAAGTTACAACAAAAACGTCAAAGAGGACGCCGCCGTTGTTCTAAAAAAAATCAGAACACGCCCGTAATTTTGTTGACACTAATTTTTAAAATGGTAAAACTTCTCACACGTAAGAGCGAGTACCTAACCCTCTTAGAAACACAATGACGGGCATAACGGGCAGGACGCCACGCCACATCTGAAAAATTCAAGTCTTGCAAGTAAATTTATCGTTAGCCGACATGGGCGTAATATATACGACAGCAGCCTTACGCAGCGCTGTTTCAACCGCCACCGGCGCCCAATGCCCAAAACTTTCACACGACCAAACCACGGCAGACGTTATTGGTTTTACCGCTGAATACGCCTGGGCAAAAAAACATAACGTGTTTCCAGACATGACATTTGTCAGCCGTAAAAATGGCTTCGATAATTTTACCTTCAACAAAAGAATTGACATAAAAGCCAGCGACAAATTAAAGGCCCGGTTAGTTAGTAGCTTGTATCAAAAAAACCCCGACGTAGATATTTTGGTTTTGGCAATCGTGCAAATACCAACCGTTCGTTTTGTTGGTTGGGCCAACATTGACGAAATACGCCGGCCAGAGCATCTAATGGATTTTGGGTATGGAAAATGTTACGCCCTAGAACAAGGGCACCCATTACTTAAGCCAATAGAAATGCTTGAAGAAATACCCGCTATTTTGGCGGGTGAAGTGTGTGAAGATCTTTTTTAGGAGTTTCTTATGATTGCGATTCTTTTAACCCTGGCGCTTGGCGCCGATTGTTCTGGCGGCCAGTGCAGCGCAGCCCGTGCCCCACGTGTTAGCGTGCAAGTAACCACCACCCGCACCGTACAGCGTGAACGAGGCGGCAGGCTATTTCACCGACGAGGCAGGACCGCCGCCGGCGGCTGCAAGTAGTCAATCCCGAACACCCCCGCACCAAACTGTTTTACTGGCAAGTGACGGCAGGGCGGGCCCCTTTTAAGCAACGGGGGCAGCGGGGGCCTTTTATTGTTGCTTTTTTTACTTTTTTGAAAGGCAGTGATTCTAATGGCTACGAACAGGATGGCGAAGTTAATGCAAGCAAAGGAGCCCACAGCGGCACCAGCAGCACCCACAAGACTTCTCGATCTAGACCTATGCACAATCGTAATTAACCTAGAGGGCACTACACCCTTTATTTGTCACAACTGGGACAAAAAAAACATTGAGAAAATGGCAAATAAACAAGCCGGAACTGCAAGCAAAGGTCGTGAAAAACGGGACCCCATTGCAGATTATGAAGGCAGCTTTTACCGGCTACCAGACGGCCGCCCAGGCATGAAAGTTATTGCATTCAAAAACGCAGCAGTAACAGCCGTTACCAGCTTAGGAAAAGAATTTACTAAGGTTGGCGCAAGGCAAGCGTTTTATATTTTACGGGACGAGATTGGCGGCGAGCTAACACCCATTCACTACCCCGAAAATTCACCACCATTCATGAGGACGGACACCGTTACCGTTGGCATGGGCGGAACGGATTTACGTTACCGACCAGAGTTTCCTCTTTGGGGCGTTTCTTTAAAAATCCAATTCAACACTAGAGCTATTAGCCAAGACCAATTAATTAATCTGATTAATTTAGGCGGCTTTGCCGTTGGCGTCGGCGAATGGCGGGTAGAAAAGAACGGCGACAATGGCCGTTTTACAGTGGTTAATAAATTTTCATGGGAGAACTAATGCAAGAATATTTTTACAAGGCAGGCCGGTGCGTTGCCAATTTGGACGCAAATACGGTAGGGCATGAGCTTAATCGTATTTACAACAAACATGGTGCCCTGGCCCCCGCAACCGTTGTTAAAGAAAGTAAACCCAAACAGGCGCCCCTTCACGGGGCGTTTGAATGGAACGACCAAATTGCCGCCGAAGAACATCGATTACATCAAGCCAGGCAAATTATTAACGTGGTTACCGTGGTGCCGGAAGACAGGCCAAACACCCTTCCCGTTCAAGCGTTTATTAACGTCACCGTCGTAAACGACGACGACAAAAACGAACGCAGATACACCCCAGTAAAAGAAGTCATTGACACCCCAGGGCTTTACGATCAGCATTTAAGTCATCTTAAATATCGCTTAAAAAACATGAAAATCGAATTATCTAAATTCGTTGAACTAGCGCAAGTTTGCGACGCTATTGACAGCGTTACCTAATCTTGGCAGGCGTGGCGGGATATGGCGAGGCCCGGCACGGCTCGGCAGTTCTTGGCAGGCGAGGCAAGTCGGGGCGGGGCGTCGTTGGGGCAAGGCACAACGTGGCAGGCGAGGCAAGGTTTGGCGTGGCCGGGTATGGCCCGGTTTGGCAGGCGAGGCGTGACCTGGCAAGGCGGGGCAAGGCTTGGCCTGAAAATTCTTGGCAGGCATGGCGTCGTTGGGGCAAGGCACGGTCGGCAGGGCGTGGCAGGCCCGGCACGGCAAGGCGAGGTGTGGCAAGGCCCGGCGAGGCTCGGCAGGCGTGGCAGGGTTTGGCTGAGCATGGCCGGGCTGGGCAGGGCTTATTTAATTTGTTTATTTGTAAGGAAAAATTAATGAAAAACACAATTGTTATAGGAAAAGGCGACGCAATATTTATAGCAGTTAAAGCATGCGGAATTGACCCCATGATTATAATGATTGATCAAATTAAAGTTACTCAATTTGGATCAAATAAAAAATGGTACATACTGCTAGACACTTGCATTGCTTGGTGGCAAAAAGAAAGTAGTCTTGCATCTTCAAAAAAAGAAAAATTAATTATTGAAAAAAACCTGAAAGCTTTAATGACTTGTCGGGAAAGAGTAATTAAACAAATTGAACTAGAAAAAGTTACCCCCACCCCATGACTCACACCTACACCTTAACCATTCCCCCGTCGGTGAACCACCTTTACCGACGGCGAGGCCGGCAGACGTTTCGCACCAAAAAATACACCGACTGGCTAACCGAAAACACCATTACCATCGGTGCAGCCAAGCCGCACCGCAATTACCCGGCCAAGGTTCATATCTCCATCCACGGAGGCAAAGGTTGGCGCAGCACCAGGGACCTTGACAACACCGCCAAGGCGTGCCTTGACCTAATGCAATTAATAGGCGTTTTAGCGGAAGACAACACCGACCATATTGACCATCTAGTAGTTAGCTACTTACCACCAAAAACGCTCAAAACCAACGCATATTGCACCCTGGTCATTTATTAGGGAGGAAGGGAGGGGCAGCACATGATAGGACCAGCTATATTTGGAGCACTGGGAAAGTTTCTTGGCAAATTGCTTTTTGGCAATTCTAAGCCAACTAACCAACCTAGGCAGCCGCAGCAGCCGCCTAAAAAACAGCAGCTTGAAATTCGCCCACCATCGCCGGAAGACCGGGCCCTTACGCCCGCCACACCAGCAGCACAAAAAAGCCAATCCAGCGAATACAACCGCCTGTACGGAATATTAAAGACCGAACTTGCAGGCATGAAAAACAACTACCAGCGTGACAGCCAACGCCGCCGGCGTCGTGGCAAACAGCTACCACCAGAAACCACCAGGCAAGACCCAAGGCCATACGGAAAACGAGACGTTGAACGACATGGGGACTTATCCCTTCGCTACGGCTACCAAGACGGGCAAGACGTTGACGTCGATTCATCTTGGATCGGCGCATTCAATTTTCGCCTTTACGGCGGCGACTATGGCGGAGAGCAGGATATTCGGGACGTTGGCGACTTAACTATGGTTGTCCTTAAACCCAGTTGGCGCAACATGTCAGGCCGCTATGTTTACCCAAGCGTGCCCAGAGCAGTAATGAACCGGGCAATGATGGCACCAAGCAAGGGCAAATTTTACTGGGCCGTGCTTCGATTTTATTCCAATCGTGGCGCAATAGGCCGCCGCATGATGAGAACAGCGCAGCACCTAATTAACAACCCTAACAGCCCGCACGCAGGGCCCCGACGAGGGAGAAGATGATCGGACCCGACGTAAACAAGCCCACGTTTAAAAACCAATGCCAAGAACCTATCGACTGGTTCAATGAAACCTACAGCAGCTATTGTGCCGCCGACTACATACGGGCCCAAGCAGCCGCCACCATGTATTTAGCCGAAGGGCTCGAAGCCTTGCGCCTTTGGTGCCGAGTTCAATCGGGGGAAATAAAGTCAAGCGAGCTTGACCCACCCGGCAGCGACGTCACAAAACCTTAGCAATTTTCCCAGCTAAAAAAGGAACCAATGGCCAAAAAGAAAGCCGATATAAACGAGACAAAAATCAAAGCCATATGCAAGGCAATCACCCTGGGCGCTACCGTCAAGGTTGCAGCCAGCACCGCCGGCATTGATCAAAAGACTTTGTACAATTGGCGCCAGAAGGGCAAAGACGCCAAAACGGGACTGTTTGCAAGTCTAGTAAAACGCATGGCCGCCGCTGAAAACATATTCATCGTAAACAACCTGGACAACTTAGCAAAGCATAGCGGCGTGGCATGGCAGGCGTCGGCGTGGCTACTTGAACGCCGGCACCCCGAAATGTTTGCAAAAATCACAGACAGGCGGGAACTGGACGAGCTACGCAAGGAGATGAACGCCATACGTGGCGAAATGGCCAAGAACAGTATGGCCCGCCAAGATGAGGGCAAATGAAATATTTATCAGTATGCAGCGGCATAGAAGCCGCAACCGTGGCGTGGCACCATCTTGAATGGACGCCGGCGGCGTTCGCAGAGATTGACCCGTTTCCCGCAGCCGTCTTAAAACATCATTACCCAAACGTCGTCAACTATGGCGACATGACCAAATTTATGGAGTGGCCCGATGAATCAATCAACATTCTGGTTGGAGGAACGCCCTGCCAATCTTTCAGCGTCGCAGGACTCAGAAAAGGAACAGACGACAAACGAGGGCAGCTTGCCAATAAGTTTTACGAGTTGGTGCAACATAAAAAGCCCAAATGGGTCATATGGGAAAACGTACCCGGCGTCTTGTCGTCTAACGGCGGACGGGATTTTGGTGCCTTCCTTGGGGCGCTGGCAAACATGGGGTATGGGTTCGCATACCGAGTGTTGGACGCTCAAGGGTTCGGACTTGCCCACAGAAGAAAACGGGTCTTCCTTGTTGGGTGTTATTCAGACATGCCAAGTGCAATCAAAGTTTTATTTGAGCAAACTGGCGTGCCAGGGGTTCATACGCCGGAGCGACCACGGAACCAAAAAGCTGCCACAGCGTTTGCACGAAGCAATGACTACCATAGTGGCGTCATGTGCCTAGAGCATGAATGCGACTGGGATGATTGCGGTTGCTCATGTGAAGAAGATTTTGAATGCCCATTTTGTGGAGAGTGGTCAAGCGGTCTTTTTGAGACGCCAAAAAGTACCGGGTGTAATTCTTGCGGGGCATGGGCCAAAAGCCCAGTTAATTGCATTTCTGACGGGGCCCACATGGGCGGCGGCCTTAACGGGCAAGACTACAATTCTGGAAGAATCATCGTTCAACCTGACGGGAAAGTAAGAAGGCTAACACCGCTTGAATTAGAAAGGCTAATGGGCTTCCCGGACGACTACACAAACATACCAAACGCAAAGGACGGGCCCAGGTACAAAGCCCTAGGCAACAGCATGGCCGTGCCAGTTATGCGCTGGATCGGCGAACGAATCGACAAAGTAGAAAAGGGCGCCGCCCTATGAAAACCGCGAGGCAAATCCTAGCCATGGCACGCCGCACCCGTGCAGAACTGGCCGCACTAAACACCGCACTACCCAGCGACCCAATCGCATATGCCGCAGCTAAAGGCATTCGTATCACGCCACAACAAGCGCAGATTTTAACCGCACTTACAAAGCCGCCTTACAGCGTGCTAGTACGGGCAGCGCACGCCGTTGGCAAAACTTTTATTGCAAGCCTGGCAGCGTCGTGGTTCTATGACAAGCACAACCCTGGGCTAGTGCTAACAACAGCGCCGACCCATATCCAAGTAAGCGACTTGCTATTTAAAGAATTGCGAAACATTCGCCCACGTGACCCGCATTTTTTACCGAAGGCAACCCGCCTTGAAGAATCGCCAAACCACTTTATTCATGGCCTAACAGCAAACAAGGCGGACGCCTTCCAGGGCAGGCACGGCACCGCCTTGATGATTGTGTTCGATGAGGCGGCCGGCGTTGACAAAATTTTCTGGGAACGTGCCAGAACTATGCTATCGGACGGCCCTAGCTATTGTTTTCTTGGCATTTACAACCCGTACGACGTTAGTAGCCCAGCGTATGCAGAGGAAGCCAGCGGCAGGCATACAGTGCTTGAAATGTCGGCGCTTGATCATCCAAACGTAACCAGCCGCAGCAACATCATACCCGGCGCCGTAACCTACGCCCAAGTAGTCGAGCGCCTAGAAAGCGAATGCAAACGCCTTAAGGACGACGAGCCACACCCCTGGAACGCATTCCAATTTGACGGCGTCACATACCTACCCGAAGACCCGTTGTTTGAAATTCAGATTTTAGGCCGCTGGCCTACCAGGGCAATTAATAGCGTATGGGGCGACAGCGCCCTGGCATTGCTATTGCAACCCATAGAAGTACAACCCAATTGGCTTGTTGCAATCGGTTGCGACGTTGCCCGTTTTGGTGATGATCGTACGGTTATGGTAGTGAGGAAGGGCCGTTGCCTTATTGCTATTGAAGCGCATCGAGGTTGGACTATTACGCAAACAGCCCAGCGTTTAAAAGAATTGGCAGCCGAACACGCCACACCAAACCAACCAGCCAGGGCAATTCCCGTCTACATCGATGAAGGCGGACTAGGCGCCGGCGTCGTTGATTGTTGTGGCGCCGGCAATGAGCGCTATACGTTCGTCGGCGTCAACAGCGCAACCGTTTCCAACTGGCCCGGCGACTTCCCAAACCTACGCAGCGAACTTTGGTTTCTATCGGCCGAGTTAGCCAGGGACGGCAACCTATCCATGCAGGCGCTACCACTGGCAGCCCAGCAGCAACTACTTGCAGAACTAAAGGCGCCCGTGTTTGTAGTAGACAACATGAACAGGCGAGTAGTCGAGGCAAAGACGCAAACCAAACGCAGGCTAGGCAAATCGCCCGACCTTGCGGACGCATTCAATTTAGCCTGTTATTTACCGGCTTCCAACGCAGTAGAACGGGTTATAGGTCATTTATAAGAAAGGAGTATTTATGGCAGCTATTACAGTAAAAATCGATTTTAACGGCCCTGGCAATTACAGCTTGGCAGCGGCCGCCGCCGGCGTTACCAAAAAACTTTTAATGGTTAGCGTAACCAACCTGGGCGGTATTACGTTCGACTTCGCAGACAGCGACAACACCCAGCTAACCGGGCCGCTGATATTTTGCGACTTAGGCCAATACGTCACAGCGTTTGGCACGCCCGCCGTGCCACTCGTCGCCGCCGACGCCGGCAAAGGTTTAAACCTACGCATTAGAGACGGCGGCCAGTTAACTGGATTTTGCGTCATAGACGTTGCTTAAAAAACAGGGGCAGCATGAACATTAAACAGGCGCAGGAAAGCACTAATTTTTTTGGTGCATTGCCATTCAGCCCATACGGCACCAGTAGCGACTTGTTCGCCGAACAAGGCCCATATGGTTTTACGGACGGCGGAACCCAAGTTTATCTTGCCCGACGTGACAACCGGCTAACCGGCGAAAGCCTGCCCACCTACATTAACTGGTTCCAGTTAAAAATGATTAGGGACCGCAGCCGCCTAATATGCAAAAACAACGAATACGCAATTGCAGCAGTCAACGCCCACATTTCTTACGTCGTTGGCACCGGGCTTACTTACGTTGCAATGCCCAGGAAGAAAACAGTATCAGAAACCGTAGTGCGACAAGTGCAGGAACTAATTGACCTGTTCAGAGAAGCCGCAGAATTGCCCAATATCGAGGCCGAAACTATAAGGCGGCTACACGTTGACGGTGAATGTTTCATACGTGTTTTCCCGCAAAAAGGCGGCCTAATAGCCTTGCGCTTTATCGAACCCGAATTAGTACGCAGCCCCAGCGACAACACAACTAAACCAGATCATTCATTCGGTATTGAATCAGACCCCGAAGACGCTCAAACCGTTCGAGGCTATTGGGTAATTGAACGCCCATTTGAAAGCCTCACGCCGACCTTGATTGAAGCCGAAAACATTTTGCATTTAAAGTTAAATACCGACTCCAATGCCAAACGTGGACTACCTACGACGTACGCAGTCGAGGGCAATTTTAAATTTTGCGAGGAACTTTTAACCAGCCTTATTACCCTGGCAAAAGCACGGGCAAAGTTTGCAGTTATTCGCAAAGTTAAAGACAGTCCGCCCGACGCCCTGGCAGCGCTATCAGCCACCAGCACCGACGCCACCATTACCGACCCTAACACTAACCAAAGTTCTAACCTAAACCGTTTTGGCTACGGTTCAATTCTTACCAGCAGCGACAATATTGACTATGAGTTTCCCGCAGCTAACCTGGACGCCGGCGGCATGGTAGAAGCGTTGCAGGCAAACTTGCGTGCCATTGCTTCTAGGTACGGCATTACCGAAACGATGATGAGCGCCGACGCATCAAACAACAATTTTGCCAGCGCCCTAGTAGCAGAAGGGCCCGCCCACAGATCATTTAAACGCATGCAGGCAATATTAGGGCAGGCATTCGGGGAGCGCAGACTAAACCCCAACCGCAGTTTAATTTGGCGCCAAATACGTGCAGCCGTGGACCGTGGCATTTTGCCAGCCGAAGTGTTAACCGACGTTACGATTAAATGCGAAGGGCCCAGCCTAGTAACACGGGACACCGACAGAGAAGCAACAACAAACCGCACCTACTTGGAAATGGGAATAAAGAGCAAGCAAACCATTTGCAGCGAACTTGGACTAGACTACGAAACCGAAAGTAAAAATCTTAAGGCCGACCCAGCCCAGCCGCAGCAGCAGCAGCCAGGCGCCGACGGGACACAAGGCCAACCGGCACAGGACGCCGCCGGCGCTGAGGGAGCAGGGGGAGCACCCCAGCCCGACCAACAAGCGCCCACGTTCTAAAGGGACCGCCGTTGCCTGCAACCCATGAACAAATCCTAGCCCATGAACCTCTTGTATTAAAAGTTGCAAGCTTTTACAAAAGCATGTCAACGGCCGAACTTGACGACCTTCAGCAACAAGGTTGGCTTGGCCTAATCAAAGCCGCAAACCATTGGGATGAATCAAAGGGCGTGACGTTTGGCGCCTATGCGGGCCTATGGGTTAAGGGCAGCATCTACCGCTATGTTTTCGGGCGTCGGCCAAGGTGGGAAAACAGCTTCGACCCACTAATAGGCGACGAGCTTGGACTAGACCGCAGGCACGCCGCCGACGATTTAATTAATGACGCCTTGGAATTATTGCCGCCCGACCATGCCCAGGTAATGCGGGAGCGCTATTTCAATAGGGCCAGCATTACCCAGGCAGCACGGGCCACTGGACACACAGCCGGCGACACCATGGCGCTTTATGAACAAGGCATAGAAATGTTAAAAATTTTTACAGATTAGCCAAACACATATGCAGGCGTGTCATTTGTTTGTATGACCAGAATTATCAACATCATGGAAGACGTCATCAAAGGCTTGCCAAAAATGGCCGCCGTTGCCGTCGTGGCACCTAGGAAAAAAACGCCAACCATTCCAGGGTGCAAGATACTTGGCTTCAAAAGCCGCAACAATCGCACCTACACAAAAGAAGCAATACAAGCAGCCGTAAGCAAGTACGAAGGCGTCAAAGTAAATTTAGACCATAACACCGGCACGGACCCCAGGAAGTTTTCAGATCGTTTTGGCCGCATGGTTAATGTTCGCTTCCAACCAGGACAGGGGCTTTTTGGCGACTTGCAATATAACCCAAAGCACCCTCTTGCCGAAGCGTTTCAATGGTGGATTAAAAACGACCATACCGCAATCGGCCTAAGCCATAACGCAACCGCAGAAGTGCAAAACACCGCCGAAGGCGGCGAGATAGTTACAGAGATACGGGACGTTGACAGTGTGGACCTAGTGGCCGACCCAGCAACGACTCGAGGACTTTTTGAAGCCTACAACGAAAGGAACAGGACGATGAACCCCGAAGATGATATGCCAGAAATGGCACCTCCCGCACCAATTAATAGCGACATGGGCGACGCCCCAGTTGATGAAGCAATGGACGAAGGCGACAACTACGCCGAACACCTGGGCAACGCCATCATGGCAATCGTAAACGACGCCGGCCTAAGTGCAGCCGACAAACGCAAGAAAATACTTGGCGCCCTCAAATTGATGGACGACGAAGGCGCAGAGCCCGTAGAAGAAGGCGACGACGAAATGATGGACCCCGCCGCCGGCGACATGCCACCCGTTGAGCCAATTGATGAAAACGAAGACATGGAACCCGTGGAAGAAGGCGACGACGAAGCCGCAGCCATGGAAGCCGCCTTACTAGGCCCCGACGGCGAACCCGGCGGCGATGAAATGCCAATGAAGAAGCCCGCTATGGAGTCGGTTCAAGTTGCAAA